GCGACTTGCATCTGACAACTAGTTGCTATGATGGGTAGCGGGTGATACACTATAGGCGTGGCTAGGAGGTGCGCCCCCTCCGATGTGATCGTGATCACCCTTATCATGTTGCTCCACAGCGACTAGTCGCGATCCGCCACACTACTCTATATAGGAGCTGGCAACCTTATGACAAGGACGTTACGGGTTACCAGTTCCGCCTCTATTCCCCACGGCACTGCTAAGTAATATATGTGTAGCATATGCTTGACAAAAGTCTCCTATAATGTTACGATATCGCTAGAATGGTGGTACCCGACATATAAACACCTGATAACTCCTACTAGACCTCTTACCCTTAAGGGGTTTTTTTATGCCTGAAGAAAATACATATGACCTACCCTAACAACGAAGATGAGTTTGACATCGAAGAAGATGAGTTCTCCGAGCTGGACTTGCTCGATGGGAGTTCATTAGACGCGGCCTTAGAAGAGGATCGTCGTATTTCTGAGAAGATGTCCGCTCTAGGCCAATCTCTACAGCAGAAAGCTGATGAGGTTGTGGCTGACAGACGCGGCATTGAGAGCTTATGGCTAGATGACTTAAAGCAATTTAACGGAAGTTACAGCGACAACGAAATATCTAGACTGAAATCATCAGGTGGATCACAGCTATTCGCGAATATAACTCGACCTAAAGTAAACGCGGCGGAAGCCCGTATTAGCGACATCTTATTTCCCACGGACGATAGAAACTGGGACATCAGACCTACTCCAGTTCCCGAGATGGAGGAGTTCGAGAAGTCTGAGAAGCCTGTCGGCATGACGCCTGAAGGTAACGAGGTTCAAGAGCGTGACGTAGCGGCAGGTCTGCTAGAAGAAGCCAAGGTTCGATCTAAGAAGATGCGGACAGAGATGGACGATCAGCTTATTGAAGCTAACTTTCCTTCTGTGTGCAGAGAGATTATCCATGACTCAGTCTTGCTAGGCACCGGAATCCTGAAAGGGGTTACGGTATATGACCGGACTAAGAAGACTTGGAGACGGGAGACTGACGCTGAAGGTAATAGCGCGAGAGTTCTCGAGGTCTCAGTGGACAAACGGCCTACTTGTGAGCGTGTTGATCCTTGGGACTTTTTCCCAGACATGCAGGCTCGTAATATTGAGGAGGCTGAGTTTATCCTCCAGAGGCATATTATGTCTCGAAAAGAATTACGGAAGCTGGCTACCCAAGAAGGTTATCTAGCAGGCCAGATCGACAGCCTGCTGACCTCGGAAGACGAGCAGACTCCCACAGCAACGCATTTAGACACCATGCGCTCACTGAGTGGCGTAAGCAACCAACGAGCTAGTCGCTTCGAGGTCTGGGAATATCACGGTGTGCTGGACAAGGAGGACTTGAAAGCTTGCGGGTGTGAAGTTGATGACAGCAACAATTTACAAGAGTTATCTGGTGTGGTCTGGTTCGTGGAGGGAAGAGTCATTCGAGCGACACTGAACATCATGGACACTGACGACCTACCTTACTCCGTATTCGCGTGGGAGAAGACTGATACTTCGATCTTCGGGATTGGGGTGCCGCGATTAATGAACAATAGCCAGCGTGCATTAAATGCGAGTTGGCGAATGGCGATGGACAACGCGGGTCTGACGACTGCGCCACAACTTGTTGTGAATGAAAGCAGCATTGAGCCAGTCGATGGAGATTGGACTATGCGACCACGTAAAGTGTGGAGAGCGAAAGGTCTAACGTCTAACATAAATCAAGCCTTCGGAACCTTTGACATTAACGGTCACTTAGGTGAACTACTATCCTTGTTCCAAGTCGCGAAAGACTTAGCAGATGAGGAGGCAGGACTTCCTGCAGTGGCTCAAGGTGAGCAAGGTGCAACCCCCGTAAACACAGCGACTGGCATGAGCATCCTCATGAACTCAGCTAATACTGTGTTGAGGCGTGCGATTAAAGCGTGGGATGACGGCATAACCCTGCCGTTCATCCAAAGACTTTACGACTGGAACATGCAGTTTGGTAATAACGAAGAGATTAAAGGCGATGACAAAGTTCACGCCAGAGGCTCTTCGCATCTAATTGTTAAAGAGATGCAGGCTCAGAATGCTATGTCGCTGATGAATATAGCTGCTTCGCCAATCTTGCAACCCTTGACAGACGTACCAGAGCTGTATCGCCGCGTGGTTACTTCCATGCAACTTGATCCTAATGAGATCGTCAAGACTGATGCAGAGATAGCTCAGGCTCAACAAATGATGGAACAGCAGCAACAAGCTATGATGCAGCAACAGCAACAGGGTGATCCGCTAGGACAAGCACATCTACAGTTGAAACAGCAACAGATGCAAGTTGAATCACAGTTGAAACAGCAAGGCATGGCTGATACTAAAGAGATCGCTATGGCGAAACTGCAACAAGCCGAAGGCGCAAGCCAGCGAGACGCTCAGATTCGTATGCACAGTGAGCAATCAAAAGTGGATGCAGGCGGACGAAAGGTCGGAGTTGACATGATGCGGGAGAACAACCGCAGATTGGAGATGGGACTGAAGAAGAAAATGGGGAGTGGCATCTAGATGATTGATACTAACTCACCAACGTGGATTGAGATTTCTGAGTTCCTGTCAGCCGAGCTGGCGGATCAGATGGAGAATCTCGAAACACCTGTGGACATCGACACCACGCAATTTATTCGCGGTTATATACGCGCATTAAGAAATCTTCACGCCTTGCCTCATAAGGCATCTAGCCCTATGAGTGACGCGGGAAGTCATATTTACAATTAATTTAAGGCCGCTACTATAGCCGCCAAGGAAAGTGTTATGGAAGACTTAAATAAGGTAACGGAAGACCAAGAATTAGACGACATTTTCAACGCAGGGTCTGAGGACTCCGCAGAGGTAGAAGCCTCCGCCGAGAACCCCACGGATGAAGTTGAAGAAACGTCAAAGGCTGCTGAAAGTCTGAAGGCTGTAACTAGTGACAATGTTGATAGCGCACCTGTGGCTGAACAGCCAAGTGAACTAGATGCGTTACGAGCGGATTACGAGAAGCTCAATCACAAGTATAGGTCAGATGACGGACGGATAGCCGCACTTCAACGTCAGGTCAGTGACCTAAAACAAGTTAATAGCACGCTGAACCAGTCTGTAGATGCGAAAGCCACTACGAAGACAGGAGCCGATGTGGACTCCGCCCAGATAGTCGATGACTTATATTCGGGTGATGAAGCACGGGCAAAAGCCGCTGTTGAAACTATTATCTCTAGGGGTAACGGTGACGCGCAAGATGTGGAAGCTACTGTGAGAAGGCATGTGCAACCCCTGCAAGAGGCTGAGAACAAACGAACTCAGGTTATTGAAGAACAGGCGTTAGAGCAGCACTATCCAGAGTGGAGGCATACTGTAAATTCACCAGAGTTTAAACGGTGGTTTAGTGATCGACCACTATCGATACGAAAACTAGCTGAGTCAGATGCATCTCAGGACGCCGTAGATTTATTAGACTACTATTCCGCGACCACAAAAACGAGAGCGCCTGCCGAGGCAGAACCATCTAAAGTCGATCAGATCAAAGCTAAAAGAGAGAAGCAGTTAGCCAGCGGGACTGGAATGAGTACCAAAGGAGGCGCTGGAGCTACGGGTGGTGAACCCACCGATCCGGATGCGCTGTTCAACTATCTAGAACGCAATGATCCTGATTACAACAACACAGCGTTAAGACGTTAACTAAATAAAATTTTAAGGACTAACATAACATGGCAGTTACAGAGTATGGTGATATTTCACCAAGAACAGCAACTTATGCTGAAAGAGAATTATTAAAGAGGGGCTTACCCCACTTAGTAATCGAAAAATTCGGTCAAGCAAAGCCGATCCCTAGTAAATCATCTAAGACAATTAAGTTCCGTAGATACAATTCATTGTCTTTGGCAACTACTCCTTTGACAGAAGGCGTTACACCTAGCTCAAAACAGTTATCAAGCACTGATGTTACTGCGACTTTGAATCAGTACGGCGATTTAGTGACTATCACTGACGTTGTTATTGACACTCATGAAGACCCTGTTCTACAGGAATCTGTTGAGCTACTAGGTGAACAAGCAGCCCAAACTATTGAGACTATTCGTTTCAATGTGTTAAAAGCTGGCTCATCTGTTCGCTTCGCAAACGGCGCAGCTCGTAATGCTGTAAACAGCAAGATCACTTTAGAGCTACAGCGTAAAGCAACACGTGATTTGAAGCGACAGAACGCTATGCGAATCTCGAAGATTGTTCGTTCAACTCCAAGTTACGGCACTTCTCCTGTCGCGCCTTCTTTCATCGCTCTGGTTCATCCAGATATGGAAAGTGACATTCGTGGTTTAGCTGGATTCGTAAGCACAGAGGCTTATGGTCAGTTAACGCCTTACGAGTCCGAGATTGGTAAAGTGGAAGATGTCCGTTACATCACATCGACTGTTTTCGCCCCTTGGGTTAATGCGGGTGCTGCCAAAGGCACCATGATCTCAACTGCTGGAACTTCCGCAGATGTGTATCCGGTGTTGTTCTTAGGAAGAGATGCTTACGGTATCGTGCCGCTAAAAGGCCGCGCTTCAATCACACCATCGGTTGTGAACCCTGCTCCTAGCGAGTCTGATCCTTTAGGTCAACGTGGTCACATTGGTTGGAAAGCTATGACTACTTGCGTTATCTTAAACGACCAGTACATGGTTAGATTGGAATGTGCTGTAGTTGACTAAAATACTAGTCATTAGCTAAGAAATTAGCTGAAATGGAAAGTAAAACAGCCTCCTTAACGGGGGGCTGTTTTTTTATAATATAAAAGGAATTAATAAAATGGCAAAACCTCTTGAAGCTAAAGCACCAAAAAGCAATGGACGTTTAAAAGTTGTATTTCATAATACGGCTACAGAGACAGGCGACATCTTTCTGCAACTGAATGGCGTAGGTTACCAAATCCAACGTGAGGAGGAAGTGAGCTTGCCTACAGATGTACTTGGAGTTGCTGATCTTTCAGTGATAACTATGTTTGAAAGAGACCATAAAGGCGCTGAACTATCTCGTGACATTAAACGATTTCCTTATAGCTTAGTAGGTTAAGAATGAATTACCTCGCACTGTGCGACACCTTAATAAAGGAAGTGGGTCTTGAAGAATCAGGAGTCTCTTCTGTAGTAAGTCAGACTGGCGTTAAGAAGAAGGTCGTGGACTGGGTCTCGCGAGCGTGGGTAGAGATTCAAAACAAAAGAAATTGGAATTTTTTATGGGAAGAAGGCAGCTTCAACACGGTGATAGGGCAGCAGTCGTATCACCCCGTGGGGAACTTGGCTTTGTCCCCAAAATTACGGAGTTGGGATAGGGCATCCCTAATCCACTCCATCTCAGGCGAGAGCAAGTTTTACTTACAGTATGTCCCGTGGGAGCGTTTTGATAACACATTATCAGGCTCAGGG